GGCCAATATCCTTCAGCAACAGGCCAATCGCCACGAGCGTTTCCTGTCGCTGAAAGGTTGTAAACACCAGAAGCTGGGGTTGTAAGCACCTCTCTTCGTTCACCGATTAGTGAACCAGTTGCTCTATCTGTCATCAGTTACTCCTAGTCGTTGATTGTGTCATAACTGACAATGATATCTATAGCGTTACCGTTTGTTGTGAGTGTCGCCCTTAAAGAGTCACCCTCAATCAGATAAAGACTGCTGTTTTTGTCTAGGATTACCAGAGAAGCGTTAGGCGGTACTGCGAGTTCGTATGCAATATAATAGTCAGCACCGTTGTAAATCCAGACACTGACACCACTATCTGTTGCACTTCTGTTAGCAACCGTAACCGTATTGATTTTGTAAATCATTCCACTGCTTGAACTGTTACTAACCATAGTAGTTGTTGTTCCGAAGCTTGGTGAACCAGTGAAACGACCACCATAAATTGCCGATACGTTAACTATGTTGGGGTTTGCCATTTTCTATATTCCTCTATCCGAATACCATCGCCATCGCTATGGCTTTTCCAGTGGTTACACCGCCCGAAACTGTGCTTGAAACTGTGCCTCCAGCGGAAATGCTGATGCCTGTTCCAGCCGTCAATGCAGCAACCACATTTGTGCTATCTGTTACGTCTGCGTTTGTTTCAATACTGTTCAGCTTGGTCAAAAGAGCATCTGTAAAGGCATTAGTGTCTGCATTGCCTTCATAGGCTGTCTTGATTTCAGCAGCAGATTGGTCAGCCGTAGCTGATGCTTCAATCGCGTTCAGCTTGGTAAGTAGAGCGTCTGTGAGTGCATTGGTGTCAGCTTCGGCTTCATATGCAGTTTTGATTTCTGCGCCAGTCTGGTCAGCAGTTGCTGATGCCTCTACACCGTCCAGCTTGGTTTTATCTGAAGCTGACATGAAACCAGAAGCACTTGTGGTTGCATCGCTGCTTGAAACCGTCAGAGTGTTTGTGCCTGTGTCATAGGCAACCGTGGTTGCACCAGAGCCAGCGAATGTTACACCATCGGTCGATGCTATGTTCTCTGAGTTAGTACCATCACTGACAGTCCAACCTGTGTACCCTGCTGGTAATCCTGTTAGCTGAGAGCCATCGACTGCTGGAAGCCTTGCAGAGCCATCAAGGACGATTGCATCACCAGCTGCTGTACCAGTGTCCAAGGTGGCTACTGTACCTAGTCCAAGGTTGGTTCGAGATAAGCCAGAGTCACTTAGGTCACTTAGGTTATTAGCAGCAACCAACGCACCGCCAGAGGAGGCATAAGCTGCAACCCATGAAGTTCCATTAAAAACTTTCATAATGCCGTTTGTGTCGTCCCAGAACAGCGTTCCGTTGACCAATGCGTCACCATCGTTGTCTGTCGTAGGTTCACCGCCAGATGTGTCTTTTGAGCCTAGATATTGGTCGGTAAAAGTATCTAAGGCAGTCTCTGCATCTGTTTTTGCAGTTGTAGCCAAGCCTACTGAAGCACTCGCTTTTGCTGCGTAATGTAACGCTGAGTAACCTTGTGTAACTCCATCACTCAAAGTGTACTGGCTGTCTTCAGCCGTAATCGCTAGTTTACTGGCGTCATCCTTTGCGTTCGAGGCATCAGTCGAATGACCAGAAGCATCGTTGGAATGGCCTTGGGCTGTTGAGCTAGATGCAGCTGCTTTTGCTGCGTGGTGCAAGGCTGAATAACCAGTTGTCACGCCATCGTTCAGTGTGAACTGACTGTCCTCGATGGTTGTAGCTAGTTTCTGTGCGTCCAGCTTGTGTATCTGAGCCGTGTTTGAGTGACCAAGCGCAGAGGTAACGTGACCGCCTGTCGTAACCACATCGGCGTTTGTTAACACCACATCAGCGTTAGTCAGCGCGAGGTCATCTGCCGCCGCGTTTTCGCTTACTAAAGCAGCAGCTGCGCTTTCAGCGGCAGCTTCAGCTGATGCCAATGCTGTTTGTTGGATTTGTGTGGTTGTACCAGTGTTCTTGAAGAAGCTAGTCGAAGCTGCCATGTCTGTTGTCCTCTTTAATCGGCGTAGGTGTAGGCTGGCTGTAGCACCTGAGTACCGCCGTTAAGTTCTTGGTCATTGGCTTGTTCTTGGATTTCCATGAGGAACTGATTGAACTTGTTTTCAAAGACTGCAGCACGTTCATCTAGATAAAAGTCGGCAGAGTAGGCCAATGCCCCATAAGTTATTAAATCTGGGGCAACAGCTGCCAGAGTGTTCTCATCGCTATCTGCAGTCATTGGTGCAAATTCACTGTAATAATAAAGAACCAGACTTCCAGAAGATGGTTGGGGATGTATCAGAAGGTTCTGTTGCTGGCGTGTGAAATACTTGGGTGTGCCTTGAAATGCGTTTGCCTGATAAGGTCTCATTTTCCCCATCGGTATCCGTTGCAGCTCAGTATCGTTGTAATACAGGCTAATAATTTCCAAGAAATCAGTTGGTAAAGTGATTTGCGATGTAGCTGAGTTTATCGAAATTGTTGTCACACTTTCGTTCAACGGTGTTCGCAGTTGACGCTGAATACGGGCGATAGATTGGTCGATGAATGTTGTTGTAAGGGCTGGTGTAATATCTGAGCGGTTCAGTAGTGCCTCGAAATGACTTTTAATATCGCCGTAATTCATAATTTAAGCCCTGCCCGTTTTCTTTTTCTTTGGTTTCGCTGTCGCTGCAGCCTTGCGAAAGTTAGTTGCCGTAGGCGCACCTTTGTCGCCAGCCGACCGCATCTTTTCGCCCGAACCAGCAGCAATTCGCTTTCGTTTCTTGTGGATGTTTGCATAGAGACCGTTACCCATTAGTAAGTTCCCTTGGTTTTCTTCAGGCACTTGCCAGCTTTCCTGCACTTAGCTTTGGTTTTGCATGATTTGCATAGGGTCATATCGTTCTCCTAAATGGTTTTGTCTGTTGTTAAAAAGCCGTCCAAGTTTTCAGCCTTCAATCTGGCAACAATCTCTGCGCCAGTGATGTTTCTATCTGCCATTATGTCGAAGCCTTCACGTTGCCACTTCTCGACCACAACAGTCGGAATTGAGGCCACACGCATGAAATCACCTTCGCGCTGACCACGGCTGGCATCTCGCTCTTGCTTGAGGCCATCCAGATACCATTGAGGTATGTGCTGCGTGTGTTTTCGGGTTAGTGTTTCTTCATCTTCTTCAACGAAATCGGTATTGATGCCGATAAGGTTCGTGTCGCGTTTTGACATGAGTTCTCCTATTGGTGTTTTTATGTGGGGTGTTAAGAGAGACGAGAGGCGCGACAAGGAGAGCAAATTCGCACCCCTCGCCCTCTAACTGTTTAGCTTAGGCCAGTAATCATACCTGAGTCTGAATACGACATATGCTTAAGTGAGTATTCGCCCACGATTGCATGACGGTCGCCATCTTGCAGCTTTGCGAGAAGTGTACGTGTGAACGGACGCAGTACGCATGAGCGGAACATGGTTGGGTCAATAAGCAACGCATGGGTGCTTAAAAGGTGACGGTTCAAAATGACACGGTATTCACCGTATGGACTGCAATTACTTCGCTTCAGTTCGCTAAACTGAAACCGCCTTTGAGGCTGCTCATAGTTTCCTATGAGATGAGACTATATCATCATCGCTGTTCGCAATGCTCTGCGCTTCCACCTCGCTTGAGATGTACTCCATATAGGATAGTCGTTGCACCTTCCCTTTTCAGGGCTTGGCTCAGGATTGCCCACAGCTAAACTGTTTGGGTGTTCCCTGAGTTCACAGAGTTTAATGTACGCCAGTTGTCCTCAGTTAACGTACAGGTCAATCGCATTGACCAAGGTCTTATTGCCATCATTGATTTCACGGCTACGTCCAGAAGCGGCTGTAAAGCCCGCAACAATCTGTGCGTCTTTTGGGGCAATCATGAAAACATTCGGGTCTGAACCATTGTTGTAACAATCCTCACCCAGCTCCAGAAGCTTTGCCTCTGTAAGTGGGTCGGTAGCGTTTGCACCAGCATCCACAGTCGTTGAGATTTGCGGCATAACGCTATCCATCTCACGAGCTGTTGAGGCGTCACCAGTTACCTTGGTATTGTCCTGTCCAACGTATGCAAATTCTAGGTCACGCTTGATGGATTTTAGGGCTTTTGACAGCTGATGAGCCGTTTCTTTTGCTCTTCCATGCAGCCGTATAGAATCTGCCGTGGCTGTCACTTCGAACACATCTGAAAGTATCTGAGTGTTGTTAGTACGTAAGGTTGTTGGTGAACGAGCTACGTTCACAAAATCTGCACCCTCAACTGCCTTATTATCGGCGGCATTTGGAAGCGCATCTTCCATCCATTCAAATACACGAGCATTCACTTTTTCGGATTTGATAAGGGAAGTAAAAGGGGTGTCTGTGGGCGTAATCGAAGTGATAATCGAGCTTACGTCCTCTGCTTTACCTACTTGGTCGTAGGTGGAAAATTCATTTGCCATGTGGTTAGTATTCCTTTTTGGCTATTGGGTTTATGTTTCCCAACGCTTCAAAAGAACTTCAGCAATATCGTCTATGTCGTTTCCTGCAGACTGCGCCAGCTTTGCCTCTGCATCTTTGATGCGCTTGGCTCTAAGCTGGTTGTTATTCGCCGGTGACTTATTAGATTTAAGTACCTTCTTGGCGACACGCTTTTTCTTTGTGGTGGTGACTTGCTTGGCTTGGTCGTAAAGACGAGCCTTGTTAAGCACCTTGATAACCA